TTACTACTCGTTACCAAACCTACACCCCCATAATGTGTATTCGCCTCAAAAGTGACGACATTGGAAATAACATTTCCCTGGTTTGTGATATCATTCAGTGTTGTTGCGATATTGGAAAGAAAACCACCATCACCTATAAAAAATGTTGCTCCTACATTACCGGTAATATCTAGTACATTCGAAGCTGCGCCATTTGCCGTTAAGTAAGAAGAACCCGAGGGCCCCAGATGTAGATTACTTAAGATTTCGACTTCACCAGAAAATGTCTGGATATTAGTCTTCACCATTTATTAGTACCGGAGAAAATCTTATACACCTTTTTCGTCTATAAGATTTTTGCATGGGTTTCCGAGTCTAATTTAGTACCCAAAAGTAGACAATGTTGTCGAGGTTCCACCAACTCTTTCAACTACAGATACTACACTTCCATCTGAATTTGAAGACATATACTCTACAAAGATATCGTATCCGTCTCCTGAATCTAAAGCGTTGCTAGTAGTTAATGTCACCTTGTTACCAGTTGTGGTAACAGTGGGACTCCAAGGGTTTGTATTCGTTTGATCCCCGAAAATATTTTTAGTTCCTACGGTTATGTTCTTTGTTGGGGTATTCCCACTTTTACGTCCACCCGAAACTTCTAGAATCATTGTACTAAGATCCTCGTCACCATCTATGAGTTGTGCGGTAATCTTTGCATAAAAGATATTCGATGTGAAATTGATATCAACTAGGGGAGTTACACCCGCACCAACAGTTCTAGAAACACTGTATGTCTTTTTAGTGACACCACCCGTATTTGTGATGAGACCACCAGTGACATAGACGTTATTACCTACAGTGAGGTTTGAGCTTACAAATGCGTTACCTACTACATGAAGGTTAGAATTTGGTGTCGCGGTTCCTAAACCAACACTCACCGCAGATGCATCTACGTACAGGATATTAGAACCAACCTTGAAATCACCATCCCCAGTGAATCTGGCCTTCTCGGCGTTATTCACGGAGAAGAGAATGTGTTGGGATGTGGGTGTATTCAGGTGTGTAACACCCGCTTCTGTCTGTTTAAGGGCGAAATTGGTAGCACTATTGTGATCGAAGTGTGCGAATGTTGCGTGATCATCGTCGGTTCCGTTATATCCTATAGCGGCGCGACCGAGAAATGATGTTTGATTTGCGTCGGGACCCACATGTATGTTTGAGGTCACATACACATTTCCATTGACATGAACATTGGCATCCACGTTGGCGTTTGTCCCAAAACCCACGTTCCCCACGTTATAGTAAATGTCTGAGCCTGTAGTGACCCAAGGAGAAGTCACGAATTCCCCGTTGGTGTCAAACAAAGTTCCATTAAACTTAATATCACCTTGGACATGAAGGGTTTTTTCTGGTGTGGTTGTACCAACACCAACCTTGTTGTTTACAGCATCTACATGGAACGTATTTGTATCTACGGTGACATTTGAAGAAATATATGAATTACCAGTCACTTCAAGATCATATACCGGGGTCGCTGTTTTAATACCAACTTTACCTGTGGTCACAAAACTCGTATCGTAAAGACTTTGGTTATTGTTAAATTGAATGACGTTAGACATGGTATTTCCATTATTTGCCACATCTTCAAGAGTCGTCACGAGTCCTGTAAGTTGACTACCGTCACCGTGGTACTGTGCCGCATAAATATCTTTTATGACACCGAGACCACCCGCTATAGTGACTGCACCACTCGTATTGGAAGTTGCTGGGGTCGTATCAGTAACAGTGAGGTTATCTACCTCAGTTGCCTCAAAGTTTACCGCGCTTCCGTATATAGCACCAGTGACACCTAGGCCACCAGTAACAATCAGGGCGCCATTCCCCTTGGCTGAAGAAGGTGTGTTATTGGTTACCTTTGTGATACCGTCAAATTCAGCTGTGGAACCAAATAAAGCCCCAGTTATACCCGTTCCACCCGTAACCTGAAGAGCACCCGAAGTCTTATCAGTCGCAGGTGTAGTGTTTTGAATGATTGCGCTATCGAGGGTAGCGGCTTCAAAGTTTACATTCTTCGCATGAATATTTTTACCCACACCTAGGCCACCTATGATGGTAACCGCACCGGTTGTTTTACTCCCAGAATCTGTACCATCCGTTACCACTGAAGACTTGGAGCGCGCGACAGCAACATTCGAGTTACCATGAACATCTAGTGCATACGCGGGAGCTGCCGTAAGTATACCCACACGATTTGTCACTGAATCTACATGGAAAGTACTCGTATCTACTGTAAAGTTATTTTGAACTTGAAGATTGCCCAAAACATCTAGGGTTACGTTGTTACTATCGGGGTTAATAACTGTATCTACAAAACTATTTTGTGTATACCCGATGGAAAGACGTTCAGGTGTTTCATTACCGTGATGTGCGATGGCGATGTTATGCCCGGGGTACTCCATGAGTATTCCTACATCGAGGGCAGTTTGTGTATTATTATTCGCGAGGGTGAGAATACGGTCTTGGATAACGGTATTGTTTGAGTTCACAACAAACACGTTACCGTTTTGAATGATATCACCGGTTACCTGTAAACCACCTGCGATTACAATATTGTCACTCGATTTACTTATGATTGAATCTTCTAAGAAATCATTTGTACCGACTATGGGGAATTTATTCGTCGTAAGACCAGCGATGGAAATGTTACTCCCGAGAGTCACATCTGAAGAAATGTATGCATTTCCTGTGACCTCTAAATCAGCTGCAGGTGCTGCCGTTTTAACACCAATCTTTCCACTAGAAACAAAACTCGTATCTGTACCAGTGAATTGAATAATATTTGAAGTTGTATTTCCATTTTCCGAAATGGATTGTAAATTTGTTGCGATATTTGAAAGGAGTCCACCATCACCCACAAACCTAGATGCGTATACATTATCTGTGACACCTATTCCACCCGCCACGATTACTGATCCGGTGGTTTTAGATGTGGATAAGGTTGTATCTTCTATTGTCAAACTATCAGCGACAACATCTTCAAAATTGACATGTGTCGCGTGAATGTTACCAGAAACCCCCAAACCACCAGCTAAACGTACAGCTCCAGTAGCTTTAGAAGTTGTAGAAGTTGTATTGGTTACATGAAGACTGTCGGCTTCAACACCTTCAAAATTCACCGCACTTCCATGTATAGCTCCAGTTATACCTAGACCACCTGTGACTATGAGGGCACCGGTGGTTTTACTCGAAGATGCTGTACTGTTAGTTACCTTAGTAATACCATCTAGCTCAGCCGTAGAACCAAATAACGCACCAGTTATACCTACACCACCGGTGACTTTGAGAGCACCGGTTGTTTTAGAAGAAGATACGGTTGAGTCGGTCACATCGATACTATCTGCTTCTACATCCTCAAAATTAACATGTGTCGCATGAATATTACCAGCAACACCTAAACCACCCACAACCTTGAGAGCACCAGTTGTTTTAGATGAAGTCGCTGTGGTATCAGTGACAGTAATACTATCCGCCTCTACATCTTCTAGATTGGCGTGGTTTCCGTGAATATTACCCACGATACCTAAACCACCAGCAATAATGAGGGCACCAGTTGTTTTAGAAGTGGATGTATCGGTGGACGATACATAAGCATTACCGGAAACGTGAAGATTAGCATCGGGAAATTTGGTCTCGACTCCGACACTATGTGTCGTCGTGTCCACGTGTAAAGTGTCTGTATTCACAGTTAAATTAGACGACACGTAGACGTTACCAACCACGTGAAGATTCGCATCGGGTGAATTTGTTTCAATACCCACCGAATTTGTTCCAGAATCGACATATAATGTATCCGTGTCGACCGTAAAATTTGTACCAACTGTGAGATCATTTGATATGTAGGTATTACCCACAACATGAAGATTAGCATTAGGATTCTTGGTCTCGACTCCTACACTATGTGTCGTCGTGTCCACGTGGAGTGTATCCATATCCACAGTTAGATTCGAGGACACATAAACATTACCCACAACGTGGAGATTAGCATTAGGATTCTTGGTCTCGACTCCTACACTATGTGTCGTCGTGTCCACATGGAAAGTATCTGTATCTACAGTAAGATCTTCAGAAATATATGTATTTCCCATAACTTGTAACGTTGCGTCAGGGAATTTAGTTTCAATACCAACGAAATGTTTCACCGTATCTACATGTAAAGTATTATTGTCGACAGTGAGATTTGAAGTTATGTATGTGTTACCAACTACATGGAGATTAGCATCGGGTGTGGAATTGTTTATACCAATTTTTTTAGTTGTAGAATCAACAAATAAAGTATCTGTATCCACAGTGAAATTATTTGAAACGTGAACATTATTATGTATTGTGTTACCGTATGTAAATTCCTTCGAAACTGCGTTGTACATGAGAAGGTTTGAGTTGTTCACGTTCCTCACTGGATTGATAAAAAGTGCGTTTTGTGTGGTGGTATTATTGAAACCCCCACCATCTATACCACCGTTTATGATAACAGATCCCGCAGCTTGACCTGTTGGGTATCCCGCGTAGTACCCTATAGCTATGGCACCCTCACCTTGATTAAACTTACCCGCACCATCACCTATAGCGATGGCTTTTTGACCCTGATTTTGACTACCAGCATCCTTACCTAAAGCGATTGAATTACCCGCTTGATCCTGACCACCGGCATTTTCACCGATGGCGATGGAATACGCAGCTTGATTTTGAAAAGCTGCTTTATCACCGATGGCTATAGAACTCACACCTTGCCCAGTTTCACCGGATTTTTCACCAATGGCGATGGAAGACTCTGCTTGTGTGACACTACCCGCTTGATAACCAATCGCTACAGAGTTGGATTGTTGACGATCATAACCAGCTCGGTACCCCAAAGAAATGAGATGTGCGTTTGAACTTGGGTGAATGGTAGCACCCGTATCTGTACCTATGAGTAAACGATCATACCCAGAATTATCAACACGCCGGGTGGCGGCTATTGTTCCGTTGACATCCAAATCCTTGGTGGGATACAATTGGTTAATACCGACACGATTTGTGACTGTATCAACATGTAATGTATTTGTATCGACAGTAAGATTGGAACTCACGTACGCATTTCCCACGACATGTAACTCAGCGTCCGGTGTGTCTGTTTTTACACCTATCTTGCTATCAATTAAAGTGTTTCCACCGATACTCAAATCCCCAGAAATATCTGTATTTCCAATAACATTCAAAATATTTGAACCGAATTCGTCCACGAAAAGATTCGAACCCACGTCTAAAGTGTGTATGGGGGATGTATTTATGATACCCACATTTGATTGTGTAAATAATTGACCGTACACATGTACGTTTATATCTTCACTCGTAAGAGGGGTAATGGTATGACCCGACGCACTCGAAGTTGTGTACCCAATAGCAAATTCTTTTGAATTTTCCCGAAACCCAACCCCAACATTTGAACCGGGGCGATTTAAAAGAAGACCAAGATCCAAAGTTGAATCACTTCCAGTATTATCTTTTCCCAACTCTACGAGAGCGTCGGTTATGGTCGTGTTATTGGAATGTAAAGTTGTGACGAGACCATTAAACGTCGCGTCTCCGTCAACCACCAAACTATTTTGAATGTATGTGTTTCCCAGAACTCGAAGTGTATCAGTCGCAGATTGATTTACAAAAACTTTTGAACCCACTGAAAGAGTATCCACCGGTGCAGCGTTTGCAATACCCACATTTGAAAGGGTTGTAAAACCCGTGATGGTATTATTAAATGAAACTATATTTGCCGTCACATTTCCGTTCTGTACAGCTGCCTCGAGAGTGAAATTAAGAATATCCTCTGCGATGGCATCGGAGTCCATAATTTCCTTGGTCACTCGATTATATGCCAATACAGTTATATTTCTATCTGAAAGATCTGTTCTTAAACGCAGGGGTGTCATGTAGATAGAATTTTCAAATGCAGCATCGATTTCAACGTTACTCGCATTGAACACGACTGTGTTTTCTGCCTGGTCATTGGTACAATTTTTACCGAACCTGATCTTGGTGGACCGCTCCACCGTAGGCAAGTTCTTGACCATTTAATATACAATGGCATTTTTAATTTGCATAAAGCAATGCTGCCATTCCATTTTCAACTCGTAATATATTATAGTTTATTGCGTATATAGGGTCGAGGATATCCGCAGATTCGCTCATAATCTTTGCTGAAGTGATACGACTGAAATTCAGTGTACCAGTCGGCTGGTGTGAACTTGTAGATAAACAAAATGGATACAAGAAGAAATCTGGGGATGCCACAAAGTTTGTGTGATAATAATGCATCACATCAATGAAATGAGGTTTACCCCATCTATAATTGCTTAAATCGACACCATTTATATTTAATTTCACTCTGTTTGTCGCCGAAGTGAGTGCGCTATCGGTTGTTGTATTGGACGAGGCTAGGTACTTCACTGGGTGATTAAACGTAAGTTCTTGAACGGTCGTTCCGGAAGCGACATTCTTTTGAACCTGTGTTATCAGCATATCATGTTTACGTGAAGCGACCTGACTACGTTCTTCGTTATCTAAATAAATATAATTTGCGAAAGCTTCAATATTTTTATTAGTAGCGGCAGAACCCCAATAAATGCGAAGCTCCACGTTATGATAGTTTAAGGCTACGAGCGGCAACGAAGACTGTGGCGACTCACAAAAAAAGAACCTCAGAGGGTAAAAAAACGAACGAGCAGAAATACCTGGGTGGGTACCTTGTGCACTCTTAGAAACGTTTTGAGCGAACGTATCGACGGCAATATTCTCGGTGAACACAGCATCTTGAGTGTCTATAACAGAACCACCAATCAAAAGTTCAACCTTCTCGATAATGTTATCCCATCTTTGGGTGTCGAGAGCCTCTGTATTGTTATCCATCGTAAAATACACGTAATTGAGAAGATCACCCGATCTCTCGAACTGAACACTGGACATAGAATTGTTTTTCACCGCTCCGTGGATTGTTTGTTTTTCAACGGATTGTGAAAAATTAGCATGGCGTTTGAATGTTGAACTGAAGAAAGATATTTGAGGATCACCCACGATAAATTTATCCTGGGCTCCTATGGCAATCAATTGAACAACACCGGCAGACATGGTAATACTAATTTAAGGGGAGAAAAATTACAGGTTGGGTTTTCTACAAACGAAACGAAGAACTAAAAAGTTATTCTCGGCGGGATTTGGGGGAGTCACAAGATTTGCGTCCTGATCCCGTATATTTACAGTAAATCTATCGATCGAACGAATTGGGTTTACGTATTGTGTTGCAACGGGGTAGTCATCTTTAAAACTTATTATACCTGTATCATCGGCAGTGACGAGACTAGCGAATGAGTTTCTAAGAATGCTCAAGGATGATTGACCTGTGAGAACATTGGAGGCCCTGTCAGAGAAAATGGAGTCAAGTTCATTTATAGATATGTAACAATGTTCGGTCGCCGTAGTCGTATTGATACGCGCACCGACAAGCCTGGCCTGAACCACATTCTTCAATGGCTGTTGAAGATGACAAGTAAAAGTATTTGCATTATCCTGACCCACACTATCAATAGTGATGGTGTGATATTCATAATTAAGATCTGGAATCATTTCCGTTGGCGATGTAATCAGGGCCATTTATTATTAGCTTAGATTAAAGATCCACCGATTCCGTCCGCGATCTCATAACCAGCGTGGGCACCGACTAATTCCTGTGCACCACAGAGACCACCTGGGGTGAGACCAACCGAGTAAGGGCTATCCTTTTTGCCCCCACCAGCAACACACTCAACATCAGACTTGAGGTCAAAAAGAGACTCCTCACTGACGGGTGTAATAGTAATTGGCCTGGGTTGGTACTTGGAGCTTCGTACATTCATGAAACCAAGAATGGTGATGAGAATTATCAACACGGTCATCGCCACGAGAGCGTTGCGATCGGCGCGGTTGAGATTGAGTTTGAACATTTATAATAGACATATATAATTTTTGAAGTGCGTTAAAGACATTTTCTTAGTTTCTACATAGAGAGTAGATGGACGAAGAAATCGTACTCGACAGGGGTCAAACGAATGTGATGAAATTAGATGCTGATGAGCAGGCACTCATGGATGAGATTCAAATTTCCGCTCCTCGACCGAAGCCGGTACCCAGACCCACCACACGACCAATGCAAAGACCTGGAACTGCCCAACACCAAGAAGCGATGGATGCTTTTGTAAATCCCAACAAACAGAGTGTTCCAGTTCAGAATAGGGAAGATGAAGAGATTGATTACGGGGAAGATGAACCGATGATGTTCGATGATGAACCCATGGGGCCAGGGCCGGGTGAACAGGCGGAACAACCTTCCAAGGGGTATACATCAATTGATGAGGAAAAGGCGGATCTTGTTAATAAACTCGGAAGGTTAGAAAAGAAGGGGTTCGCTGTGAACAAACGACTGAATGCATACTCAGGGGTTGATGAACTCAGATCAGAGGTTAAGCGTATCACGTATAGCATAGACGTAGAACAATCTGTTCGGTTTTCGAGGCGTATGCTCATCGCATGTGTAACAGGGCTTGAGTTTCTTAATAAGAGATACAACCCCTTTGAGGTTCAACTCGAGGGTTGGTCTGAGTCTGTGATGGAGAATGTTGACGACTATGACGGAGTCTTTGAAGAACTGTATGTGAAGTACCGCTCGAAGGTTAACGTTGCACCAGAGGTCAAGCTTATCATGATGCTCGGTGGCTCTGCAATGATGTTCCATCTGACCAATTCTATGTTCAAATCGGTTATGCCCAACATGAATGACGTCATCAAGCAGAACCCAGACCTTGTTAAGAATATGATGAGCGCTGTACAGAATACCACACGCGCACCGGGAGGTCCCTCTGTGGACGCACCTGTAGGAGGTACGGGACAATACGAAATGCAAGGACCGGGTATGGACATTTCGAATTTGATGGGTAATATCATGATGCCCCCACCACCACCTATGAACACCACCATGGGACAATCAAATTCGGTTGATCCCATCATGGAAGAGGAGGATGATCTCTCTGATATCATTTCCGTATCAGGAGATTCTACAGGTGGTGAAGTCAAAGAAGTTAATGTTGGTGGAGCCAAACCCAAAAGAACTCGTCGAAAGAAGAAGACCGAAATTAATCTCTAAATATATATAAATGATAGCGTATTGCCCGCTTGAGGAGCTCGAGCCTCCCGTTCGACAGCAAGAAGTTGTCGCCGAGGCCAAGGCCGAACCTGTAAAGTCTCAGGTCGGTCGCGAAGAAACTGAAATGAATTACGTCATCATGGCTTTCATTGTTGGCGTAGTCGCACTAGCCATCTCTGATTCCATCAGGGCATAAATGTTGAATCTACCGCGGGGTACTCCCTCGTAGTAAATTTAATATCCAAACTTCTTATTCAAGGTATTACCCGGAGATGGATGACTTGGACCGATTAATTCCGTACCAGAGAAGTTGTCGGCTGGATTCGTGCCACCCTGGTTATTTGTAAACACTGATAGTAATTTACCACCTCTGGAAGTTACCATTTCTACGTACAAGTCGTAATAATATGAAAGCGTTCCTCCGGTAGTCACTTCTGGGGCGAAAAGCAAACCGAATTTACCTGTAGTTACTATGGGGTTCCAGGGGTGAAGATTACCACCACCGAATAAGTTCTTAGTGCCTATGGTGATGTTCTCTGATGGGTTTGTG